TTTTTTTTTAAATGTTAGCGTAAGTAATCGTCGCAGTCGTGTTAGTCAACACTTTTGCGTCTTCTATTGGGAATGAAAATTCTGTCTTTGAACCAGCTTTTGCGGTTGCGAAAAAGGCTTTCCAGTCAGTACCTGAGTTCAATGCAGTTGTGGTAATGTCAAAAGCAGCTGAAGGAGCAGATGAAATCCATCTTCCGTAAGCCTCATTTCCAGCACCATCAGCAACGGTAAACTTAAAGTAATCAGATGCACTTGTTACACCGTATATTGGCGTTACAGACACCCTTGCACCAGCAGAGGCAACAAGCCATGTAAAGCTAACAGGTATTCTATTTTCAAAAGTATCAACCCCGTAAAGTTGCTCAGCGTTAATGCCATCAACATTTGCGTAAGGGTTAGTACGATTAAGGCTATTTTTACCAACGTATGTATTGGATTGCAAATAGCCGTTTTCATTTTGGGCGGTTGGATTGAATGCCATTATCTTTGTGAAATTTTGTTTTTAACTAATGAAGCGAAAGAATCAAAGTGACTCGATTTTGCTTTTGTTTCAGTTGTCTTTTCGTTTGCCGATCCTCCTGAAGGTAAACCAACGCCTTTTTTGACTTGCGCTCTTAAAGCAACAAGTTCAGCGCCTAAGGTTTCAAGAACTGTTTCGATTTCGTTTATAGAAGTTGTTTGCTCGTTTGATTTTTCAGTCAAGGCGTTCATTTCTTCGACACTTAAAACCGTGTAACCTTTTTCCTTTAAAACATTCATAGCAACTTCCAAATCATCAACCTTTACAGGCTCAACAATTGGTTCAACTTTCGGCTCAATTGCCGTAACTTCTTCTGTCTGATTTAACAGATTTTTAATTTTTTCTAAAATGGTATTACCCATATCATCATCGTTTTTATTAATTAATAAAGCGGCTGGAACATTAGTGAACTTGCTTAAACTACTTTGCAACGGTAATAAATCAATATTTTTTTCGCCTGTTTTAACAATTTCATCAATGAAACCAAACTCCTTTGCTTCCTGTGCTGTTAGCCATGTTTCGGCTGCCAACATTTTTTTAATTTTCTTTCTTAGGTTCATTTCAGTACCGCCACCCCTTTTTTCAACGGCATTGACGTAAATGTCAAGTAACTTCTCTTCCATTTTGTCTAACAGATCAGCCGTTGCCTCAAGTTCCTCAGAGTTACCTACTGCCTGTGACCACGGTCTGTGAATCATTAAAAATGAATTTTCAGTCATCTTGACTTTCTTTGCGGACAAAAGTACAACCGTTGCAATACTTGCTACCAAGCCGATTCCTTTTGCCGTCGTTTCTCCTGGGTAATTTGCAATCAAATCTGCCATTCCCATTCCTTCGGTGACTGAGCCACCGCCAGATGAAATGGTAAAATCAATAGCCTCACCCTTTGCCTCATCTATCTTGTATTTAAGATAATTAAAGGAATTTTGATACTCCGAAATCTCACCTAAGATGTCAATATTAACATTTGCCATTAAGCTATTCTTTTCCTTTTCTCTTTCAATTTGTTTAAATTTTGCTTCTGCCCATGTTTTCATCGCACTTCCTCCCCATGCATCATACATGATTGAGCCGCAAATCTCATTCCCATCTTCGTCAAAATATTTCCCCTGGTCATATACCTCAGCACGGGAAAGAAAAGAGTACGTTCTTTGAACGGTATCCTCAGACAAGCTTTCACCCTTTGCGATTTGATTAGCGCGTAACCAGCCGACGTTTGTTCCACAAGAAGAACCGTTGTCCTCTTTGTGTTTCAATGCCCGTTTTGCATTGTTTTTTGCCGCCTCTGGATAATCTGCGTATGTCATGGTCGTAAATTTATTTATTATTATTTTTCTTATTCCTTTTTTTGCTGATTCCATAGCCAAACGACTCAGGGTGTTGTATCATATTGTACACGGTTTTTTCGCTCAGTCCTGTTTGGATACTAATATCCATGATGGCATTCATTTTACTTTCATTTTCAAACAAGGCTGCTGGGTATAATTCCATTACCATATACTTTGCTATGGTTAAATCTTTTATAATATTTGTTTGGTATAGAAAGTCAATTAAGGCTGGATAACTATGTTTTATTCCATCTTTTTCGCACAATGCCTTGAATTTTATCAAGATACTTTCCTGAAATTCAATTAATAACTCCTTATCAATGTTATTTTTTTCATTGCTCATCTCTCCAGAATTGTACTATTTGCCTCATTTTACCAACAACTTTTGTCCTACAAGCTGGACAATTTCTTCTTTCAGGCTCATAGTTGTTTACAAAATTGTTATAAATATTGAATAAATAATCCATGTCACCTGGGTCAATCGTTATGACACGGTAAGTCCTGTCAACCGTTGCAATGACTTGTTCTTTATATTCCTCAGGAATGCGACTTGCAAGTTCTCCCCAAATACTATTTCCTTTCATACAATTACACATTTATAAGGTTGCTTTTACTTTTAACTTATTACCTTCAGCCAAATCACGGGCAATGTCATCTGAAACAACGTAAGCCTGAAGCCTATCAATGCGATTGTTAATTGCATCTGTTTTTGCCTCGATTAATTCAAAATACTTGCTATATCCATTTTCGCCTGATATTGCTTGTATCGGTGCAGAAATTGGAGGTACTAAACCACCATCAGCAAAGCCTTTAATACCCAACTTTCTAAACGTTGGCGATCCTCCAAGCAAACTTTGTTGACGTTGATTTAATACAACCTCACCGCGTTTAACAAATGCAAGTACATTGTCACCATTTGAACGCGTGGGTATATTTTGCTTTTGATTTATCCTTTGCCCTGTTACGACGCCACCTTCTGCAAGTGGCTGAGCGACTATCGTTGCGATTTGTGCGGCGGCTGCTATACCCGTTGGAATGGCTGCTGCCAAATTTGCTGGAAAAGGAACAGATGCTAAAGCCCTTTGCACCGCCAAAGCACCTTGAATGATTGCTTGTATAACCGCTATTTTCTTTTCTTCTTTTGCGGCTTTTAACCTGATTGCTTCCGCTTCGGCTTGTTGTTGCTCAAGTAATATTTTTTGATTTGCAATATCCTTTTCAATCCTTTTTCTTCTTACTCCCGATGCTTTTTCAGCCTTTGCTTCAAGTTCTGCAATGTTGTTTTCCGTGTTAGTTATCTGTTCATTTATTGCCTGTGCTTCCTTTTCTGCTCTTGCCTGTTGGAAGTTAGAGATAATGTCGGTGACTGAAAGTATAGAATTAGCCGTTGCGTCAATATATTCTTGCCTTTGTTGAATTAATTCCTCATTTGTTTTCTTTTCGTTTTCAATTCTTTTTTTATTTGCATCATTAGACGACTTTATAATGTCTTGCTGAACCTTTTTTATTTCTTCAGCCTCTTTTTTATCTAAATCACTTTGTTTTATACTTTTTAAAGGAGCAACGGTTAATGGTAAGGTTGCTAATTTTTGGGCTTGTTGCAGATTTTTAAGCAAGTTACCACGCAAGGCATCTGCTAATATTTGATTCTGTTGTTCAACCGCATCTTTAATTTGATTATTAATTGCGTTTAACTTTACTCCTAATTCCTTTTGTGATTCAGAACCAACCACAGCCTCGCTAAATGCCTTTTGTAATTTACTTTGGTCTTCTTGTAGTTTTGCTAATGAACCATCGACAAAGGCTTGCGCATTATCTTTGCCATTTTTATTTGCAAGCGCTCTTTCTTTATTTCTTCTTTCCTTTTCCCTTTGTAATCTTTCCTTTGCTAATTGTTCTTCAGTTGCTTTTCTTTGCTTTTCTGCATTTTTTAAAGCAATTTCATCTTCTTTGTTTATCTTATCAATTTCATTTCTAAATACAATTCTATTTGCATCTAAAGCAACTTTTAAATTACCAGTTGCAAAGAATGTTTGAAAGCCAATTGACATCGCCTTAAATGTGGCTGGAAATTGATTAACTAACTCAACTAATCCAAGTAAAACATTATTAAAAAATGTTTTAGAAGCATTGTTAATAATAGTAAATTCTCCAGATGTTTTAACCAACATTTCATTTAATGCCGCTTGACTTTCTTCAAGGTCTAAATTACTTTTATAAATTGCTTCTTGTTGTGTCTGATATTTATTACTTGACTTAGTTATATCTTCAGTTGTATTTAATATTTCCCCTAATGTACTTAAAAATCTTTGTCCAACATCTTCACCAGGTCCGCCAAAAACATCTGCTATTACTGTTTGTAATTCTGAACCAGCTAATCCTGTTTCGTTTATTTTTCCAGTTACTTTAGTTAATGCCTGACCAGCAGTTAAAGTACCATTATTAAGATTATTAAATAAATCATTTGTGAATTGTTTTCCAAAAGCATTTTCTAAAGCATCTCTTGAAGCCTTTGTTTGTTCCCTTATTCTTAAACTAAATTCTTTTACAACATCTAAACCTTTGTCAGAATAAATACCTTCATTTGCAGCTGCAATAGAAACTTTTATAAAATCTTCTGCGCTTAATCCAGCGTCTCTAAATTGTGCTGGATATTCCCTTAAACCATCAAGGAATTGACCCTGAGCATCTGCACCTTTTCTAAATCCAACTTCAATTAAATTTAATGCCTCTGGAAAAGTAACGCCTAATTCCTTACTTGCCGTATTAGCCGCAACAATTATTTCATTTACATCTTTGGAATAAGTTGTTGCTATGGCTTTTGATTGAGAAACAAAACTTTGTAAGGTTGATCCAGTAGCCTGTGTAAAATTGCTTACTTGTTGCGATAAACGCCTTGTTTCCTCAACCGTTTGATTAATCGTTGCAAATATTTCACTAATAGCACTAAAAGCAGTCAAAGCAACACCAATTGCACCAAGACTTATATTTGCTGCACCTGTTGTTTTTCCCAGTTGGGTAATTCCCATACTTAAACCACCAATCGCCCCTGTTACTTGTCCTAATGTACCACCAAGTTTTGGAAAGAAATTTGATAAGGCTTCGGTATAACCACCGACGTTTCTTTGAAATTGTCCAACATTTGCGTCAATGCCTTTTAACTTCTTATCTAATGCACTAATAGAAACAATTAAATCTCTTGCTTCCTGACTTGATGCTTGTTCGGCTGCGGCTAAATCTTTATATCTGTTTCGCTGGTCGTTTAATTGTTTTGATAAACGACGGTATGCCCCTTCGCTTTTGTCAATGCCAGCGATTTCTTCTTTGCGTAACTTAACCTGTTCACGGGTAACATCGTTAACAAGTGACTGAGCGGCTTTTAAATCGACTAACTTCTTTTCAAGTTTCTTGATTTCGTCAACGTCTGCCGTCTTTTTTAACTCGGCATTTAACTCAGCAATTTGCCTTTTTAATTGCGTTGCCGTTTCAATTGTCCCAGATAATCCTTCAATCTGGATTTTAAAACCAATTACCTTATCTGCCATTATATTATATTTTTATTTTATTAATGACATTCTTTAAATATGCCATATTAATAATATATTCATCGTTTTGCAAAACACCGCGTATCAAATTCAGGTGAATTATTGAAGCTTTTTGAGCAAGGTAAAAGACGCGACCCATTTCCTCAATTTCATCATCGAGAATAAAAGAAGAATAAAATTCAAGAAATATCTTTTTGCCTAATGCTTCTTTGTCTTCCATTATCCTTTCGTTACACCGTTTACAACCACTTCATAATTTGCACCGTCAAAATGCGTATCTACATTTATACCAATTGTTGAACCACTAATAATATATTGAATAGTTGGTATTAATTTTTGTCCGTTCATGAATACAAGTACATTGGCATTCGTGTTGCTTACCTGAGTAATGCCTGAGTTGGCAGGAAGAACAAGAATATTTGTATTTGAATTAAGGAAAGGATTGTAAGACAATTGAATATTCACCGTTGCCCCATTTGCACCCACTAAACCGCTGCCCGATCCTGTTACCGTTCCCGTTTGAGGGGATGCCCCAGCAAGTGTAATCGTGTTGACAACTTTTGTCAAATCGTTTTCATTAGGCTTTTCATCGTAAATCAATACCGTTTTGGCTGGGCTATTGGATTTTGGATTATATTCTAAACTTTGTATTATAAAGTTTGATGAACCAATAATTCCCTTACGCCTGAATGATAACTGAGTTATATCTTTTGGCTTCCACTTTGCAAACGTGGTGTAAACTTTACCAAGTTCAACACGCTTGTAAGTCTGCAAATGAAAGGTTTTAAAAATACCTTGCATTACATTTGTGTAATTGGTAACTTCATCAGAAAATGAAAGGTTAAAATCTGCACCGCTGGGGTCGTTGTAATTAACCATGAATGCGGCTGGAAAGTCAAAGGCACTTGAGGCACTTGATGTTTCATCATACAAACGAATATAACCATCTAAGCCGTTACGCCTTCCAGCATAATATAATAAACGAGGTGCAAGATTATAATTTGGCTCGGCATCTGTAACCGTGTTGTAATCATCGCCAAATACTAAAGGCATTTGTGCGCCGTATGTTCCGCCCGATGTTATCGGCACGTCGTTTATATGAATGGCTTTGGCAAAGAAATTTGTATAAATAAATTCAATGCCATTTTCAAATCTGTCCTGGGGAAAGTTGTAACCACCTGAATAAATGTTTACACCTCTTCTTTCTTCTTCTTTGTTTGTGGTATCGTCGTCCGTAGCATACGCCAATACTTGACTTGATTTATACCCGTCTAAGACTTGAAACTCTGAGCCTTCAACGTCACGGGTATTTAAATCATATTTATCAGATGATTTAAAGAAACCGTCAAAACTTGTTAGGCTTATTGCCCCAGTTGCATCGGCTCGGTATCTTATGGTATAATCATCTTTTGGATATGCGTAAACCTGTTTGTTTAAAACATCTGTTTCCCATGCAAGATTGAAAATGGTTGTTAAATCTGCTATTATATCCCTTACATACCATGAAATAGGAATGATATATTGAAGGTTAACCGTTTCCCCTGTTTCTAAGCCTTCCTTTTCAGCCACAACTGACAATGACCCAGCAAGACTCAAACTAAATGTTACATTTTCGTATCTTAATCTCAGTTTAACCGTATCAGTTGCCACCAAATCGCCAATGAATTCAAGGATAATTGAATCATTTAACGATGTTTCATTAGTTAAATCATACGTTGAAACATTGTTTCCATTGACTTCAAAGAATAAAATAAGTTCTGCAAATTGGTTAATATCACCAATCGAAGCGGTTAAATTGACGTTTAATTCTGCAATAATGTTATATAAGGCATTAATTGGTACAGTGTAAACGCCACCCGTGTAATTGCCCCCAGTGTCAAAATTTGGAGACGTTGTTTCATCGGTGAATGCAATATCAATCGTTCCGTAATCACCAGCCGAATAAGAAATGCTTGAAGGATTTGGATTTGATGCCCTAAGGTTTACAAAGTCTTTGATGTAATCAGCATCAAGATTTAAACCCATTGGAATAATCAAACGATTAAATGGGTCTGTCTTAAAGATACTATTAAGCTGATACCCCTTGTTTGCAAAAGCCTTTTCCAATATCTGCCAAATGAAAATGGCTGGCGTTAACTCATTGTATAAAATGTATGTTTCATTTTCCCAGGCCTTCCATTTCATTAAGATAAAACAATACTCAGCCGTTACAGGATCATAATTTACCTTGACTGTTGTTTCGCTTACTTCAATTGTACTCCAACCCAAGTCACGAACAAGGATATTACCCACATCGGCAAACCAATCTGCATTATTTCCAATCAATGACACCTTGAAATTGGAAGCAAGGAAGCCTGAATTTATTGCTTGTAAATCTGCACCTTCAAGCCTTGCTTTTCCCGTAAGTATTGGCACGCCGTCTGCTTCAAGTCTTGCAGATAATAACTTGTAAGCATTAGTAACAATCGCCCCAGCATCGGTAATGTTTTGAAATATATTGACGTTTGTTTTCGTTGCTGGAAGGGTTACGTTCCTCTTTGAATGCGCTCCAGATATATTTCTAATTTCAATGTTTTCAATAGAATAATCAATGGTTACATTAATTTCCTTTTGGTCTAAATCAACCTCTTGTCCACCGATGTATAATTTTATCATAGCTGGGCGGTTGGTTTATTTGGATATGTAATTTCAAATGATAATTCTATATCCGTTGTTCTATTATTATCTGTCAAAATATCACCATTTGAAATGGTAACATTCACATACTTTCCATCTTCAATAATATACACCTCAGGCGAATAAAACAAGGAAGTAATATACACGGCGTCTTCATGCGGTATATTACATTTAACTTGTTTTCTTTTGTTTATCCTTTGATTTGTCTTAATGATTGTTTTGTCAAAACTATTTGCCCTGGGCGAAGCCGCCACGTTCCACGGCTGAGATACGTTAATAATATTAGCATTTGCCGTTTGTAATTCTTGAATCAAACCACGAAATTGATAACTTTCTGCACCGCCATATTTTCCGAACCAATGTAAATCAATGTTATCATTGCAATTAGGCTCAATGTTTATTTGAATCTTTTCAGATAGTTGTGTAAACGTACCCGAATAATTACCAACGCTAACTTCATAGAACGAATAATCAGTGGAATTAATGGGAAAGTTGCCAGAATGAAAAACAGCACTGCTCCCGAATACATTAGACACACCAACAGATAAAGTATATAAGTCATTGTTTGCGGTTGAATTTACAAAATCTACAATAGTCACTGCTGAACTTCCGGACTTTGTCCAGAACTCAAATTGAGCCGCGTTTACACCTTTACCAATAAATGAAAGGAATATATTACCTTCATCATTGCATCGCCTGTCTTGGTTATTCGTGGTAAGAAATTTAAAAGGATTTGCCGAAGGTTGATAAAAGTCGTTTAAATCAAATTCATTTGCGTAAAATTGTGCTGGAATAACATAAGCCGTTGAACTATTCTGAGGCGCGGTTGAGGTAACAAGGAATCCAGCACTTGAAACCGTTTGATTTTTTGATACGCAATAAATGGATTTTATTACATCTGTATTCGTTGTTAAGGAATATGCATCAAGTGTTCCAAAAATACTTGTTTTGCTACCTGTCACGGGTGCAACGTCTGAGTAAAGGAAACTTTGTACATTGGTATCAAAAACCGCGCTGCTTCCGCTTGTACCGGTTTGCACGGCTAAAAATGATCCAGCAAGGCTTCCACCAACGTACACATCGATTTGCTGCTGAACAACTGCCGAAGGTTCAATGCTTCGATAAGATACAGGATAAAGAAGGCTTGATAATGTGTCTGGATTTATCGTGTAACTCATCTGTTTAATATTGATTTGTAATAACTTTCAAATAACACTTCCACGGTTGCCGCCACGCTGCGTTCAATTAACTCAATAAACTTTGCACTATTTTTGTCCAAAGCCTGTTCGATGAACCCTGTACGTTTTCCCGTCTTGCTAAACCTTGCAGACGTCTTTGTAGGCATGCCCTCTTTCTTATGTTTGCTTGCGATGGCAAAAGCAATCGATTTAGCTTCCTTTTCACTTTTACCCATTCTCCTTTGTACATAGTCAATTAAGCCGCTTATATATTTACTTGGAGGTCTTCCTGAATTTGGCGTATAAGGTATCCTTGCAGCCGTGACCCCTGAATTATTTATAGCCATGTAATCAGGTACAAAGCCTTCAATTATCAAGGTGTTTATTTCCATCCTTACCATTGTTTCCATTTGCTTAACGGCTGAACCTGTCAACTCATGCCCTTGCAATCGCCATTCATTGGCAACCACGGCAATGGCTAACACGCTAATCTCATCCGCTAACTGTTGTAAAGATGCTTCCATAATAAAAGGTAAGGTAACTTTTTTTAAGTTACCATGTTTTTAATTAACGGTCAAAACCAATGCCCCAGCGTTAAATTTAACCTCATCCCCCGTTGCAATTACTTTTGATGCCGCAAGTAAGCCATAAAAAAGCATATTACCACCTGTCAAAGCATCAAACACCGCGACATACGTTGCCGTTGCGCCACTTGCTGCACTTGATGTTATCATAATCGCTCCTGTGTTTGCCACCGATGCCGTGCCACTTGTAACCCTTGTCCAGCCACCAGCCGCCACGTTAACACGGGAATATAACGCGCCCGTTGCCGATCCTGATTCCGTGGGGTCTTGGGAATACAACTGTACGAATGTGCCACCTGTGATAGCGGAGGCAAAGGCTTGTCCGTTTATCCAGTTGGTTATTTGGTCTTCTAAATAGTTTGAAAATGCCATGTTTATTTTTTTTGTTGTTTATATTGGAAAATCGTAAACAGGCGGAACATATTCTTCCTGTGGACAATCTAAAACCCATGCGTATTTACTTGTTTCAATAATTGCTTTGTCTTCGTCTGTAAAAAAGGTAAACCAATCATTGTTTATATCTTGTACACAATTAATAAATTGATAAGATGCGTAAAATTGCCCTTGTATTATTTCTTTTTGTTCTGTTATTAATTTATATCCTATCATACTTGTCTGGATAAATTTGTTTGAAAGACTTGAATATCTGTGTAAAAATTAGATATGTCTGTATTTGTTAAACCATCGCCTATTGAAGCAAAAGCACATTCCGAAATATTAAAATTAAGAGGTATTCCGGTTGAATTTCTTGCCGCAATATATAAATTTATATTTGTTAATTCTATTGAATTGATAGTTGATGTATTTGTTAATATATTATTTTTAAATTGTTTTGTTTCTGTTGAAATTATTCTACTAATTAAATTTAAGCCTAAATAATTACTTGGTGTATAATTGCCTTCAGCACTGGAATTTATAGACGAAAATGCTATTCCTTCGCCTATATAATGTCTTATCATTACAGATGATGAATTTAAATTATTGCCACCCAAAAATACTCTACCACTTATAGGAGCTGTTCTTGCATAATAACTTAAATGTGCAGAATTTAGTAAACCATTAACTGACGGATTATAGAATGTATTCATAAATGCGCTTGTGCCATTTGGTGTAACACCAGTACTTGCAAATGTCCACCCACTTGTAAATGTTCCTGTAAAACTTGAACTTACTAAATTCTGCGCACACGCTGCCGCACTTGCGCCAACCATAGGGTAAATGGCTTTCATCTTCGTCCAAATGCCATCTGCCTTTAATGCAATAACCAAAGTGTTAACCGCGTTTTGTTCTGTTAGTGACAATGTTCCACCAGCCGTTGTAACACGATTAAAAAATGCCTGTGCGTCTGCGTCAAAGCCACTTGTCACTGTCAAAGTTGCTGCCAATGTTCCTGCGCCTGATAAAGATGATGCCGCCAACTTGCTAACCAATGCACTTGCGGAAAGGGAAGCGGAAGCGGATAAAGCTGCACTTGCCAACTTAGTAAGCTGAAGATTTGCTTCAAGTGACGCGCTGCCTGTCATTTGCGATGATACCTTAACATTGATATTTATACCAGCCTGTAAAGTTGCTTCGCCCAAAAGGTTTGCAAATACCAAAACTTGCCTTTGTATTTCGGTGTCACAATTTGTTGGAACAACAATGTTAAAATTAACTTGAACAGTTACCAACCTTTGCATAGAAACAAAGGAATCAAATGTCATTTGTGGCGGCTCAGGAATGTAAATGTAATCAGGAAGTAATGTTTGCTTCAAGGCGTTTAACCTTTGAATAAACTTTGTTGCGATGACTTGTAAATCCGACCATTTATCAATTTGCAAAGTCAAATCTGCATCGCCTTCATTATCATAACCCAAAAGGTCATCAACAAAAACAGTAACTTGGTATGTGTCTTGTTTTCTTATTTGATTCGAGGCTGGCACGGTTGGCACGGCAAAGAAAACACGGGGATATTCGTTCAATTCTTGAAAGTCCTCAGTATTTGTTGAACGTGTTCTGTCAGAAGGCCATCCGAAATTATAACTTTTAACTTCGTCAATGTCATTGGCAACTGCCTTGAATATATCGCTTATTGTTCTTAAAGTCATTATTTCTTTTGCTTTGATAGGTCTTCAATAACCTTTTCCTCGGCTGCTTTGCTCGCAAGGTATTGAAAGACTTGGTACAATTTTGCTTTTTCTGCTGATTCCATAGGTGTATAACCGCTTAAATTGAATAATCCAGATTCTGCCACTTTCTTAATGGTAAGATACCAACCGTATTTTTCATTGAGCCTTTCACTTGCTAATTGAGATTTGCCATTGCCTGTTGAAGCATAGAGGTCTGCAAATCTAACGTAAATTTCTCGCTTAACTTGGTCAAAAAAAAAGCAACCTCATACGATGTTTGTAATGACATTTGTAAAAAGTCAACTTTGTTTTGTTCAAAGAGTTCATCACTGTAATCTTCGCCCAATGGTTTAAGCAGAACCGCCATGATATTTAACAAGCCAGCAGGATCGCCGTTCTTAACTTGGTTCATTGCTTTGTCATACTGCGCTGCCATTGTAAATTCAAGGAGCGTTGACTTTTCCATCAACCGTTCTGGAAGGGTGTACACCTTGCCGTTAAAATCGTACAGTTGTTTATAAGTTAATTCCTCAGGCGTATTAATGGCATTCATTATTTTACTGTAAATAAATACAAGATATTTTAATTCAAGGCTATCTGCCACTTTGCCAAAACAGGCTTCAATTGGAATGCCTGTAAAGTAATTAACAACCTTTGCCATGTACGGGTATCTTTCCTTTGCTTCCCAGACTTCGTCCATTATTTCAAGGCGTTGGTTTAATTGCTCATCGTTCGTTCTCCATTGAAACATCAAAGGGGGAAGGAAACGACGTACATTATCCTTTACGTCTTTGTTTTTTAAAATGTCTTCAAGTTCAATAATAACATTTGTTTGTAAAACATCCTTTGTAATCACCTTCAACTTCTTTGCATACGGCAAAATCTTTTGATACACCGCATCGCGTTCGTTCATGTATTTAATCGCTTCCAATTCAACCTTTGGATGCTCAGGCAAAAGGAATTTTGCAAAGTAAATATATTGTTCCAATGTTATATCCTCAGCCGTTTCAGGATAATTGTACTTGATGGCTTTGTTTCCAATGTTAAATATTACCATTATCGTTTCCTTGCTTTTTTGGTTGGTTCGGGAATGTTATCTGCTAATACGTCGCCACCTTCATTTGCTTTGTATACTTGCGGCGGTGCAACTTCATGCTGGAAGATTGGAATACTAGGAGGGCGTGACCATTCCCTTTTGATTCCGTTGCCTGTTAGCTTCACGGCTTTTTCAAGGTGTCCACGCATTTGTAATAATCGTTTGCGGTGCAATGGCTTATCAATGATTTCTTGCGTTACCTTTTCAATCATGTCAATAATAATCAATGCCTTTTCTTTATCTGTCATATTTCTTTGTTTTAATTAAATGCAAGTAAATCGCTGCCTTGTGCAAGTCTCTGGAAGATATATCTGAGGCCGTCAATTCCATGCTGATGCATATCCATTGGCGTGGAAGATTTCTTATCATTCCAAATATAATTCCTTAATTCAAATTTCAAATTATAAGAATTTGACGTTACAATGATTTGGTAATCAAGCATCTTTTTTATGCCTTCCACGATTGACCCAGCCCCTTTCTCAGCCTTGTGTACATTTAAGCCGTTTATCTGCAAAGCCTCAATCAAACGTGGCTCACTTGTATCTGCCACAACCATTGCGTTGGGTTCAACGTAATACTTCATTTGGTCAATGACTGCCTCATACGAAAGCGACTGTTTATAAATGATTTCTTGCACATATATTTTCCTTGCCCCTTTGTCAACTGCCACTTTAACTAATGCCAAAGGATCGGGATAGAATCCAAAGTCAAGCCCGTAACCAAAAGGCAGGCTTACATCAAATTCCCCCTCAATCCAATTGTCAAATATAACCCCTTGTTTCTTATCCAGCCATTTACCCAAAAACCTGTGTGCGTATGCCTCAATATTCAACTCCTTTACTTTGTTAACCTTGTCAATGTAATCCTTGCTAAGATTCATATAATTATCAAGGTACGTTGTATGAATATGCGTAATATCTGGGTGAATGCTAATTGGTATTATTTGCCCGTCAATCGTTTCCATACGGTGCGACTTTTCAAACCAACGCTTCCAAATCCAATGCTCCACGTCCTGTGGATTCATTACAAGGATAACAATGTTAGGCGTGTCAGGCATACGTATTGATTCGTCAATGGTATCAAAGTCTTTTTCACTTACAAACTCCTCAGCCTCATCAACAATAAACACGTTTAACTTTGGTATTGATTTTAACTTTGCCGTTTGATTTCCTGAACTTGTTTTAATGCCTGAAAATATTATTTCACTCTTTGTAACCTTGTGACTTATCAAAGCATTTGTCATCTGGAACTCATCGCCAACGCCGAGCAACTCAATCTTTTCACGGAACTCCGGTATTACTGAAATATTTGCAGATGAAAGGGTGTAACGTGTATAAAGCATTTTCCAATCTTTGTTGGCAAGGAGCATATTACACGCCCAAAGCCCCACGGTGAATGACTTTGCCGAACCACGCCCACCAGTTATCAGGAAATAACGGGTGCGATGTTTCCAAAGTGCTTCATACTTTTCACTTACCTTTATCTGCATTATAAGAATTACTTAAATTTACTCTTCATAAATAATATCTAAGGCATATTGCAAGGCAACTTCATGTTCAATTTTACAACCCCTTGCATTTTCCCAACCCTTAACAAAGTAAACACAATCACAATGAGCCATTTTTTCAAGTGCTTTTGCCAAATAATAAACGGGTACTTGAATTACGCCCACATGGTTTAATTCAATTTTTGCAAACCACTCATCTTTGAAATAAGTGTTTACCACTTCCATATTTTCCTTTTTTGCAAAATTTAAAAACCTGTTTTTTGTTTCTAAAATTTGTTCTTCCGTTAAGCCATTAATTGGTTGGCTAATCATTATTTTTTTCATTTGCCTTGTTATCCTTTGTGAATATAATCGTTGGCACGGTTACCTTTTCCCCTTGCGTCGTTATATCAATGTTTTGTTTGCTTTTGCCGTACGCCCTTTCAAGGAGCAACTGAGCCGCTTTGATATCACCCTTTGCAGCTTTGCCCCTTAGCATGTTTAAAATGGCTTGCGCTGCGGTTATACCGTCCTTTTCCTCGCCCATGACTTCAGCCATTAGCTTGTCTATTTCAGGTAGCTTCTTTGGGCGACCGTTTGGGTTGCCTGATTGTCCTTTCTTAAATTCGGTTTCGGGTGATATTTTACCTCCTTTTGCCATATTGCCTGTATTATGCCTGTTTTAACTCAATGCCATTACGCTTAATAATCAATGATGAATCAAGTTTGCGCATTCTGTCAATTATGACTTGGCAGTATTTAGAGTTTAACTCCATGCCATAACACTTGCGTTTAAGTTGGTGCGCTGCTACCATTGTTGAACCGCTGCCTAAGAATAAATCAAGTACTAAATTTGCATCTATTTTATTTAAAACCCATTCGTGCAATTTAACAGGCTTTTGACTTGGGTGTAATCTTGCTTCCCCCTTTTCACTATCTTTTCTAAAACCATCCCAAATGTGTTTAAAGATTTGTACATTATTTAAAATATTTGTCCAAGCTAATTCGCCCATTGAATAAGTGGTCGTATCTTTCCCATCTTGTTTATCCCATATTAACCAACCGCCAACATTTGGCAATTTATTTGCATAATGATTAGCACCCCAAAAAACTAATTTATCGCATATTGAAAATGCTAAATTAAAAGCATCAACGGCTGTATTAATATCTCCATCATTTTCATATTGCTCCCATCCTAACTGTTTCATCCTTGAATTTTTTTCTATTGCAGAAATTCCGTAAGGTGGGTCACTTAAACAAATGTCCGCCTTTTCCCCGTTCATCAACCGTTGCACTTGGTCGCTATCCGTACTATCCCCACAAAGCAAACGATGTTCCCCAATCTCAAAAAAGTCACCAATAACAATGTCTGTTTCAATGCCTCCCTCAGGTACTTCATAATCGTCCTCTTCCGCTTCCAACTCCTCCACCGTGTCAAACTGCGGTATCTCCAAGCCCCACGCTTCTAAGTCCCCAGCCTCCCAGTCGTTCGCCAAAGTGTCCCAATCCCAGCCGCCCGTGTTTGCATTGAGCCTTATGTTCAACTCCTTTTCGTCTGCATCGTTCAAGTCAACGATAACGCATTCCACCTCTTTGATTCCCAGCTTCTTAAGTTCACGGACACGGAAATGACCGCCGACGATGTATCCCGTTTGTTTATTAAATATAATCGGTTCAACCAAGCCAAACTTTTCAAGGCTTTCCTTTAAGTGTTGCTCTTGCTTTGCCGTACTTTGTCTTGGGTTATACGGTGCTGGAATTAAATCAGATATTTTCTTTTTCTCGATTATCATGCCTTCTTGCTTTCTAAAAACATTTGATAAAGTTCTGAAAATAAATAAGTTCTATTTCTAAAATCTTCGTTATACCATTTTGCTAAATTATCCACAATAGGTGAATAATTATCAAAAACACATTGTTTCCAATGATTATCGCGAATCCATATAGAAAATTCGTCCATTAATTCAATGTCTATCATTTTACAAAGCGTTTAATACATTTAACCTTAACTCATTCACCTTTACCAAGTCCCTTTCTTCCCTCAGCCACTTGCGCCCAGCTTCCAAGTCAACAAAGTAAGCATCATCTTTATCCAAAGCCTTAGTAAAAAGATGGATTAATTGTAATTCGTTTTTATACGTCCGCACCCCAGGAATATTAAATTCCTTTATTTCCTCAGGTGCATAAGAAATACAACCAGCAACAAGCATCTCCATTGCAAAGTTATTTGACTTCGCTTGATTAAAATTGTCAATGGTCAAAGGGAATACGCCATAATGTGGCGCACTGTTTTTAAGCATTTCAAAATACTGGAATAGTGAATTATTCCACGGTATTACAATGGTTTTTGGATACAATGTTCTTGCAATAAACTCAGGCAAACCGACAATGCCAATTTCAACATTTGGTTTCCTTTGTAATTCAACCCAGAAATTACTTATAGTTGCAAGGTCTTCAAGGTGCGTTTGACTTCCGCGCCACATGACACGCTTCTTTGCATCAATCATTTTATCCCTTTTTACAGGCTGCATTGGCGTAACTGTAAAGTCAATGCCATTGGGTACAATCGTTATTTTATCCTTATCGTGAAACTGGGAGTAAAATTCTTTTAAGTAAGGCGTTGAAACTGTAACCCAGTCAGCGTATTTAAAAGCCTTTTCAACTGATTCTTTGACTTGAGGCTTGTTAAAATGTGCGCTTGATGGATTAGAAGGGCTTACCTCGTGTAACAGGTCGTCATGGTCTAAGACAATCTTTTTACCCATGCGTTTAACCTCGTTTATCATGCCCAAAATATCGTTACCATTTGCACGTTGAAAGATAACCACATCGACATCGTAAAAATCATACCATTTTACGGAGTCTGGGTTAATCATTTTCACGGTAAATTCTGGGTACGCATCCCTAAGCCTCATGTAAGGATTAACGGTTCTATAATAATCAGTCGTCGGGCTGCTTAAATTTACAACAATGCCAATCCTCATTTCTTGTTGTTTTTATAACTATCCAATAAAACTTCCAACACCGCTTCCATCGAATGTTTTTTTGATGTTTCCTTCCACAAATCAAATTGAATATCCAAAAGCCGTTGCCTGATTACCTTATTGCGAAAGGTAACGCCGTACATTTCTTGAGGTTTTGTTTTGTTCATTTTTTTAAAATTATTATACAAATATAATATTATTTTTTTAAAATGGGAGAAATAAATCCGCGCTCACCTTCTGAGACAAACATTGAATGCCTGTAAGTTTTTGACAGGTGTCCAACTTTTATATTATTTTCTGATATCAATTTCATCAAAGGATGTACCGTGTTATTCCAGTCGAACAAGTCCACCCAGTTGTCAGGGCTTGAAGTTTGTTCTTCCCTGTTCAATGTAACCAATGATAAATCAAATTTGCCGCCAATCTTTTGAAGCAAAGAAGGTTTAAAGAACTCGCACGAACCACGTAGCCAACCTACGGGATCGCCACACGAATTGGATAATATTTCCCATTCCTCATTCATGAAATGAATCACATTACCAAACCATTTGTAATTATGAATGAAATTGTCATCATGGGTAAACAAAAGTAAATCGTAATCATTGTAATTATTTTCTTCCAACCATTGATTAGAACATCCCCAATCGCCAATAGTATTTGGATATTCCTTGTAATGCCATCCTAAGGCTTTTATTTGTTCAATGGTTGCAATTTCCTTGTATAAAATCGTGTCCAGTTCCTTTAAATCAAGTCCTTGTTTTTCTTCCCTTGCAAATTTCGGGTGACGGTGCGAAATACAAAACAAATCGTATTGCCAATTATTTAAAACAATTTGTCTGGAAACAGATTCGTAAAAATCTAATGGGAAATGCCAACCTGAGGCAACAACGGCTAATTTCATAAAAGCATTGATAATGATGGGAAATTCTCATCTATGGTAATAAATTTAATACCTGATGAATTTATCGGCTTAAAATCCTTCATCCATGCGACTTTATCCCTTTCCTTCGTTCCACCTTCAAACAAAACTGTGCCGTTGCATATATTATTATCCATAAGATTTTTTAAATACCTAATATGCCCAGCGTGGTTACTTATATCAAAGTGCATCAAATCAAATGGTTCTGGAATCCAATTGTAAAAATCCATTTCAATTAATTCAATATACTTTGACAATCCCAATGAAAAGATGGTTGATTGCGTACTTTCCATTGAGGCATTTTTGTAAGGGTATTTTTTCCAAAGGTCATGGCAATATATTTTCCCTTTACTATCTAAATCCCTTAATGCCTGAGCCATTGCGACTGCTGAATAACCGTTCAATGTGCCAAATTCGATGATAATATCTGGCTTCATGGTTAACACCGTATTGTATAATGTTTTGCCCAGGTTGTTTTTGTGATAGCTTGATGAAATCGGGTAGTTGAAATAAGCCATTATTTATTTTTATTTGCATGATAATATTCAAGCTGCCTAAGCCTTATTCTTTCTTTGTTTGCCTCATAGTAAATACGCCTTTTCTCCAATAGTATTGCCATCTGTTCAGGGTTTAAAGAATGGTAACGTATTTTAACATATTTAGAACGTTTTGCTTTAGCATAATCAGACATCTGCGCCATGTAACTTCTTTTATATTCTGCATTCATTTTAGAAAGGGAAATCTGATTCAGTTTTAAAAGTTGTTTGTTCAGTTACTTTTGTATTTTCAACAGCCGTTGGCTTGCCTCCAAATTCCAAAGAATTAACCATGCAACGAATAACGCCTTCAGGTGTACCGTTTTTCATGAACGCATTTACGCCACCAGTACCCTCAACCACGACAAAAGTTCCTTTTAAAATGTGCGGTGCAAGTTTAACCCCACGTTCACCCCAAATTGAACAATTTATCCATACTGTTTTTTCTGACGGTGTTTGTCCATATACTTTTTCCGTGTGTGCAACAGAAAAAGAGCAAACAGTTGTATCACCAACATTTTTTACCTCAGCGTCTTGTCCAACGCGACCACTTACGACTAATTTAATCATTTACCAACCTTTTTTTATTTGTTCAACAATATATTCTCTGTTTTCATTTGTCACCCACCAGCCAACTGGAAGGCTTGATAACTTGCCAATCACAGCTTCAAGGTTTGGAAGTTCTGTTTTAAATTCCTTGACGCAAGGGTGCAAGTCATTTCTTTCATGCACTTGCGAGGTCATTACACCCCTGTCTTTCATAGCTCTTTGAAAATTGTCCCTTTCTTCAACCAAAATAGAATAAATCCAATACGCTGAGCCATTATCAAAATTTAATGGCGTAATTGACTTACAATTTTCATGAAGCCACCAGTCATAAAAACCAGCATTATTCATGTGCGTTTTGATGTTATCGCCAACAATTTTTAAGTTTTCAATGCCAATAGCAGCGTTTATATCGTTCATGTGATATTTATAACCCCAATCATTTATCGGTGCTTCACAACGAAAATCCTTCCTAGCACCTTCACGGTCAATGCCATACCAACGAAGTAACTTTGCTTTTTTGTATTCCTGTTCATTTGGCAAAATAAGCATACCACCGTCACCAGTTGTAAGGTGTTTAATAGCTTGGAAGGAAAAGCAACAATAATTCCCAGAATTACCAACCTTTGTAATTTCATCAGGAAAAACGGGTAATTCGTAGTATGAACCAAAAGCGTGTGCGCAATCCTCGATAATATCAAGCCCAGTTAATGACTTTATTAATTTTACATTGGCTGCTGAGCCACCCCAATGAACAACCATTACCGCGGCAACCTTTGAATTAATATTTTTACCCACCGACAAAGGGCAAATATTTAAGGTATTAGGCTCAATATCTGCCCAAATAATTTTAAACCCAGCCGCAAGTATCGCCCAGTTAGTCGCCGTGCAAGTCATGGCAGTTGAAATAATATACTCCTTATCTGGGTGTTTATCCTTTATCAATCTTAATGCCAATTGCAAGGCAGATGTTCCAGAGTTAACAGTAATAAGGTTATTATTATTAAATGATTCTTTTAACTGCCTTTCAAACTTTTCAACAATTTCTCCCTGTCCAATAAATCCTGAGTTTAAAACATTTGCAACCGATTTTTCTGCCTCTGGATTCATGGCAACTTTGAATAATGGTATCATTTATTTTTGATGGTTTGAATGATTAATAAAATATTTGTTTCCTTCGTTTTCAAACGGTGTACCAATGTACTTTGAACAATTGCCTTTTAATGTTTTTATTTTTATCCTGTCTTCAAATAACCAAAGAATAAAAGGAAATGAAAGTTGATCCCTACTACTAAACTTTGCCACCTGTTCAAACCAAGCTAAACCAAAGTCAATGGTTACCTGATTTACCTTTCTAATATAACATCCCATTTCAAATAAACCAAAGTACGGAGGCATTCCAACTGTTTGATAAAATGCTATTTGATTTTTTACAAGTTCTTCCATATCCATTTTAGCCTCAATTACTGCAGCTGCTTCCTGATATAAACACCGTCTTTGTGCATGGCGAAAAACATACATATCAGCATCGCCATATTCCTTAATAATTTCATCAGGATTTACTGCCAACTGGTGTGTTCCATCATGCCATACAATGTAATCAAAGTCAATGTTCAAAGCCTGGGGGATACAAAGTATTTTTTCAGCCTTCGCATTGCGCCTAACTTTATGCCTGTCAATGAAGCTAAAGTCATGGTTTTTTATTTGATTCCAGACATTAAGGTTATGGTTAACCTTATCAACAAAAGCAACATAAGTGCAATTGTCAAACGTGGTATCTGGGTCAACAAGTACGTCCTTGTCTCCAGTAATTGAGGTTATAATCAAGTATTTCATGTGACAAATATAAACTTTATTTTTTTATAAATAAATAATAATTTGTAAGTAAATAATTTTATCTTTGTGGTGCAAGGTGGCGGAAGGTAGACGCTAAAAAACTGTAATGAGGTAGGCTAATCCTCACGTTAAAAAAAAAGGGTATCAACGCAGAAGTGCGGAAGCTTTGCTGGTATCAAGTCCAGCCCTTGCTTAATTCTTAACCATGTTCCTGACAACGGGAAAAAGTTTGTAAAATGTAAAAAATATTTAGTATATTTGCAATGTTCTTTTGAATCAGGTAGGAGCGATTCAAAAGAGTTTTGAGACAATTTCCGCATTGTTTCACTTAGCCAATGAACTCCTACTCATTGGCTTTTTTATTTTAAAAAAATGGAATTAAGATTAAATTTAGAACTTGAAAAAGGCTTAACTGCTGACCAGTTTTATTTGTTATGTCATTTGGCAAATTACATGAATCACAAGCGCGAAGCAAGTATAAGTAATGCTGACCTAAGTAAAATTACAGGCTTTGGAGAATCAAAATTACTGAGGGTAAAAAACGAATTAAAGGAAAAAGATTTATTAAAAGTAAATTTTTCTTATGATGAAAGATATGGAGGTCAAAAATCAAATACTTATTTAATCAATTCAAAAATTATAGAGAAATTATGAATAAAGTAACAAATAAAACAAAGAAGTTTTTTACTCAAATACCTAATGACTTGATAAGAAATTCAAATATTTCTGATAGAGCGAGATTTTTATATTGCTATATGTCATCAATGTCTGAAGACTGGCAATTTTACCAATCAAAAATGGCTAAAGATTTAGGGTATTCTAAAGACACTTTAAGGAAATACCTTGATGAATTAGTCTCAACAGGATATTTGAAAAGAACACAAAAACGAAGCGAATTAGGGAGATTTGATAGTTATGATTATGTTATAGATTTCATACCAAATCCAGATTTAACCGTATCGGAAAAAACCCGACACGGTGAATTTCCGTCACGGAAAAATCCTTCACTTAAGAAGAACAAGTTTAAAGAAGAACAAATAATAAAGAATATCAACTTACAAGAAGATAATTTTTTTGAAAATCCTTCGGAATTTTCGAAGTTTGAAACAATTACAATTGATGAAAAGCAAAGTAGCAAAGTAAACCCATTTAGCGTTGTTGCTAATTTGCAAAGTCAAAAAGAAAAAGAAAAAACTTCGGGTAAAAAAGAAAAAGAAAGCTCCCCGAAACCCGAGCGGAAGCCCAACCCGACGTACGAAGCCTTCACGGTGTTCTGCCAAACATTTGAACAGTTATCTGGTGCGGCGTATCCCACGGATCAAAAGGGCAATTATATCATGAGTCCCAAAGATGCTGGAGGCATGGTTTACCTTTTACGTTGGATTGAAAAAGTTGATAGGAATAATGATAACATTACGGCATTAAAAGTATTTTTACAAGCGGCATGGGACTTGAACGATAAGTGGATTAAGGCTAACTTTAACCCAGCGACATTGTACGGACAGGCTGGGAAGATATACACGGCTTACCAGACTTCCAGCCCAGCGGCAAAGAAAAAAGCGTATGATGATGAAGTTGACAGGTTACTTGCTGAAAAGATGAAGAAATATCAAACACAATAAAAACCAATAATTATGAACCAAACACCAGAAGAAAAGGCAAAAGAACTTTTTGACGATTACTATATCCTTATTTTAAATAATGGAGGAGAATTAACAAACGAGATAATTATTTCAATCTTGGCTAAACAATCGTGTTTAATTGCAGTAAATGAAATAATAAAAGCAACAACACCTTTAACATCGACTTATTTTTGGAAAGAAGTTAAAGAGGAATTAATAATTTATAAAAACAAAAATTATGAACAACGAAATATATTATAAGTCATTGATTGGCAAAAAGGTGTTAGACCTAACGATGAATAGAAAAGGCATTATTAATCACATTGTTTTTAATAATAACGACTGGAGTATTTGTTGGTTATCTTTTAAGTGGGAACATGGGGAGTATATGAGACAAATTACTGAACTACAAATAATTGAGCCAAAACAATTAAGTTTATTTTAAAAAACAAACAAAACCAATTTTTATGAATTTACCAGCCATTGCAATGACAATTGAAGAAAATGTTCATGATATTCAACTTGTTATTGACAATCGTGAAAAGCGATTGTTTAAAACAGGTATTATGGAATCCTTAGCAAAAATTAACCAAGTTATTAAACAACTCCTTCCCCTGTATGGCATTGAGGCAAGTCCAGAACACCTTGTCGAGGTAACCGACTTTATCGCAACGTACAAATTAATTGCCGTTGATGAGATAAAACTTGCCTTTGAAAAGTTTGCACGGCAAGAATTGAAAATTGATGACCACAAGTTATATGGCAAAGTTGACTTGGCAGCCATTGGGCGAATACTTAACGCTTATATCAACTGGAGGCAAAAGGTTTATTTTACCGTGGACATGGAAGATGAAAAGAAAAGAGCAAAGATACAGCAAGAACAAAGACAACTGGAAGCAAAGAAAAAGTTTTACGAGGAATTTCCAGAGATGCTTACAGGTTTTAAAGGGATATCATACGAAGATGTCCCAGTATATTGGTACGATGCAGCCATGAACGCTGGATTAATTGGTTATGCTGAGGGAGAAAAACGCGCCATCTGGGAAGAGGCTCAGGAAATTGCAAGTAAACAAAAAATACAGGCTGATAGTTATATAGATTTTAAAACTCAGTTACACAGGGCAGGGGAAGAAAGTAAGAAAAGAGCGGTAATCATTGCGCAAAAGTTAGCAGTTTGGCGAATCGTTCTTAATAAGAAATAATTTTTCATGCAATCTGGTTTTCATGGTGGGAAGTATTTTATTTCCCACTTTTTTTTAAAAAATTGTTGTAAATATTTTTTTATGTAAATAATTATAATTAAATTTAAATATTGAAAATAACAAAACAACCAATCATGACAAACGTAATTCAAACATGGAAATTTTTATACACATCATTTCCAACCGTAAAAAAAGCGACAACAAAAACTGGTGCATTAAAAGAAGGTAAAAACAGTAGAAGTCATTACATTATAACTTCTGGATTAGGTTATCCAGATTGTTTAAAAAAAGCAATTGCTGAATGTAAATTTAATGTAAATCAATTAATTGGCGCAAGGCAAATTATATAATCAAAACGGGGTGCAGCATCCGCCAAAACTGCATTTTAAAACAATCAATCATGAAAATTACAAAATACAAAGCACGGATTCCCCTGGGCGACGAAAAGAAAAAATACTATGCAAATGTAATTTTTTCATACGGCTGGGGATTATTTGGACAAATTAACAATGATTTTCCTAATCTCATTGACTTGCATTCATACGAGGTTGATCCTGGTTACCTTGTAGATTATCCAGAAAAACAATTAAACAGAAATTCATTTCTTCAAATCATAGAGGATAATGAAGACCTTTGGCAACTTTATATTGATTAATAAACATTTTAAACAACCAATCATGGACACTTTACCAACAACACTTACAGACAATGCCTTGACAAGGTATTACGAACTTCGCATCAAATACCTTGAAGGCGAAAAAGAAAGATTACAGAATGAAGCAAGAGCCGACTATCAAATTACTTTGGATTTTTGGATTTACGCGCAAAGAATCATTGAAACTTATGTAATGTTTCACAAGGAATCCAACCATGACCATTACTTTGATTTAATAAAAAACATATTAAAAAACTTAGAATCGCATAACATAACGGCTCTGGATACATCAATAAATCGTTTAAGACGTGAAGTGATTACCCGTTGTAATGAAGCTATTGTTAAATGCGAACAAATATCAGCAGCAAGATGAAAATACAAGACTTTGCTTTAAAAGCATCAATAACCGTTTGCCCTTCTCATATTGTTGAGCCTCTCCACCTGAAAAAATGGTGGAGGGAACGCGGTGTCGGCGAACTTGAAAAATACTTTGTATCAGGAAATGCCATTCATTATAACGAGGAAATCGACTGGAAAAAAATAAGTGACCATAAAAAATCATTATGGTACGATTCTCAAAACTTTCAAATTAACATGGGTCATGAATATTCTAAAAGGCAAGGTTAAATACACGGCTGGAAAAGTTTTTGAAGGGCAATACGGTCCTTCCATCAATGCAGCCATTACATTGGATAACGGTACAGACGTCCGCGTGTACGGTAAACCAGACGATACAAAATTGATGGCATTGAAGAAAGATGACGCCGTGACCATTATACACGACGGAAAATCTTACAAAGTCGCTTTTGACATGGTTACAGCGAACGAAATACCTGAAAAGGTACAAACATTCACGGAACAAACGAACGTGCAGCAGACGGCAAATGTGGCGCAAAAAACTAATGGGAAATTAACCGCGGAAGAAATAAGCGAAAAGGCAACTTTTATGACAGGCATTTACGCAGATATTTTTCACCAGTTGCAAGCCTCAGGACTTGAACCAGCACAGGCACAACCAGCAGCCGCCACGATATTTATTCAAATTGGCAAATTTTTTTAATTTCATAATTGGTATGTTTGCCCCAGCCTGAAATATGGCTGGGGATTTACCAATAAAAAACAAAACAATGCTTCTTCCAAAATCATATATCTCTGTAAGCCAAATAAATCTTTGGTATTCTGACAGACAAAAATACATTAACAGGTATTACCTTAATCTTCCTGAAAAGCCATCTATTTATATGGATTTTGGCAAACAATTTGCCGAAGACACGGAGGCGTATATAAAAGATGGAATAATTATGGAAACCTTTCCAGATTTTTACATCGACAAAATACGCCCAATGAAAGGGCTTGAAGCTGAAAAGGAAATAAGCCTTTCAATTAATGACATTCAAGTCAAAGGATTCATTGACGCTTGGGACAAAGAAAATAACAAGGTCATTGACTTTAAAACTTCAGGCATACCGTGGAATATAAACAACCTTAAAAATAGCCTTCAAATGAAGGTCTACGCCCTTGCAATGTTTGTTAATGGCGATAATATTCCTCAGTGCCAGATTAATTGGCTTGGCACAACGAAAACACGCAAAGGCTTAGATTTTACAGGTGAAAGTTTTGAATTAAATCATACCTTTGAAATGGATGAACTTTTGAAAGCCATTGTTTTAATTGAACAAACTTGCAAGGAGATAAGCGAACATTATAAAAGTTTTTTACATTCACATAAATAAAAAAATGAAAGTTGAATTATTAGAAATATTTGGCAATGATGACATGGTTGTAAATGCGGCCCGCGTGTCATTTGGCAAAGAAGCAAGTAATTATACCAGTGGCGAAAATAAAAGCCTTATAAATTATCTTGCATCACATAGACATACGTCTCCATTTCGCCATCCTCAGATACAATACAGAATAACCTGTCCAATATACGTTGAAAGGCAGTTATTTAAACACCAGGTAGGCTTAACGGCAAATAGTATCTCTGGAAGATACGTTGATTTTTCCGATACATACACGAAAGTTAATGTATGGAGGAAACAAAGCAAGTCAAGTAAGCAAGGTAGCAAAGGTATAATTTTACCAGATAATGAAGAAAAAGCAAAATTTATAGAACACCAAATGATTGACCATGCTAAACGAGCCTATAAGGCATTGATTGAACTTGGCGTTTCCAAAGAACAAGCGCGTACTATTTTACCGTTAAACTTAAATACTACCTTTATCTGGACTGGATCGCTTTACGCATATATCAATATGTTTAAGCAACGCATTGATAAAAACGCTCAAGCGGAAACAAGGTACATTGCCATGGAGATGCTCCATGAATTAAAACTAACAAACAAATTTCAATTATCACTTGAAGCCTTTCACTTATGAATGAAGCTATAAGACACAACGAAAATAAAATACGATATGACCTTTGCCCAGCAATAGCACAAAGGGAATATGCGAAGGTTTGGACACAAGGATTAGAAAAGTATCCTGCCCGAAATTGGGAGAAAGGCTTTCCCTTTTCCGTTGTCATTGCCTCCGCAATGCGTCACCTGGAAGCAATGCGACTTGGTGAAGAAATAGACCCTGAAAGTGGTTTACTTCATGCAGCACATTTAATGTGTAATGCCGCAATGCTTACGGAGTTTTATTTTACGCACCCAGAATTAAATGATTTAAAGAAATGAGTAAACCAACGGTAGTTCAATATTTAATAGAGGTATTACGGGTAAATGCTGGAATACGAGTTTCAAAACAGTTTCAAGATGAAGTTTTACAAATTGAAAAACAAATGATAATAGATGCTTATTTAGCAGGATATTCAGCAACTGAAAATCAAGGAGATTCAGAACAATATTACAATGAAAATTACAAAAACAAAGAAAAATGAGCAAACAAACGGCAGTTGAATGGTTATTTAATAAAATGATAACCGAAAAACACACTATATCTGAATGGAATAATATTCGTGAACAAGCCAAAGAAATGGAAAAGGAGCAGATAAAGGATGCTCATGGAGATGAAAGAGATTACCTTTCAGATTCTGGAAGTTTTATAACTATATCAGCAGAACAATATTACAATGAAACTTATAAAAAAGAAGACAAATGATTTTAACAGACAAAACCATCATTGACGAAATCGCAGCTAAAAACATCGTTATTGAGCCATTGATTGAGGCAAACATTGGGACAAATAGCGTTGATTTAACGTTATCCAAAACTTTGTTACTGTACACCGACCAGGTATTGGATACAAGAAATAAAAATGATTATGCAGAAATTATTATTCCCGATGAAGGCATGATTTTACAACCAGGCATTCTTTACCTTGCCTCAACTGTCGAATATACGGAGACACTTCGCCACGTTCCAATTATTCAGGGCAAATCATCATTAGGAAGGCTTGGTTTATTTGTCCATATTACAGCAGGGTTCGGAGATGTTAATTTTAAAGGACATTGGACGCTTGAACTGGCTTGTATTCAGCCAGTCAAGATTTACCCTGGCATGAAAATAGCGCAAATCTGTTATCATGATATAAGTGAAATGCCATACACCGATTATGCTTCAAAAGCAGATGCAAAGTATTCAAATCAGGGCAAAGAACCAGTTGCCTCAAAAAACTATTTAAATAAATAGCCATGACCGAAAAGCAAAGAGATAAATTACATGAATTAAATTTTTACATTTGGTTTATGGTGTCAGTATTTATGGGAATAGGTTTAATTTCTGATTTGATTTATTACTTAATAAACAAATAGCCATGACAGACGAAGAAAAGAAAGCAAAGAAGCGCGAATACATGAAAAATTATTACGCAAACCTCAGCCGCTTTCAGAAGGAAAAAAGACGTTTGAAAAATTTGCAAACAAAGTACAATAATTACCACGGATTAAATGAAGATGGAACGCCATCTGGAAAAGAAAAAACGCAAAATTATTATTACAAAAACATTGAAAAAATCAAGGTTTACCAAGCCGAATATCGTAAAAGAAAAAAAGAACAAAAACAAAAAAAATGATAACTGAACAAGAAAAAAGAAAATTAATTAAAGACATTAAATTAGTCTTTATTATCGCTGGAGGTTTAATTACTTTAGCCTACGCTATTTACTTTATTTTTGACACTTTGAAAAAATGGTACTGATGAAATACGAAATAAAATACAATGATAAACGAATGATTATTGAGGCTGACAATGTTGAAAAGGCATTGGAGCAATTCAAAGAGTTAAAAATTGATGTTAAAAACTTTGAGATAAGCGTTTCAAAGTTTGGACAATCGAAATATTAAGTTGTTGAAAAGTGTTGGTTTTGTCCCGTATCATGTTGGTACGGGATTTTTTTTTACATTTATTTGTATAAATATTTTTTTAATACATAAATTATTATTAAATTTACAAACAGAAAAGAACAAATGATTATTAACTTTTAAAACAACCAAAATGGAAAAGAACATTTACGCTGTAAAGTACCTGGGCAATGCCAAAAAATACCAAGAATTGCATCAGGAAATTGCCGCCATTTCAAAGCGCGAAGCCGTTGAGAGGTTTTACGCAGCCATTTTAAATTCAGATTATTTTCCAGTCAATGAATTTGAATGGGGAGGACTTGTCAAGGATTGCGACGGCAATGTTATTGCAGATGCACACGACGAAACAATCGAGTATGATGGAGGCTATTTTTATGCAGAACAATTAACAACGGTATAATGAAAAAGCCAATAATCGAAACATACGTACCACAAAACAAACGCCTTCCTTACCAAGTTGCTGGAAGCATTGGCGTTGCCTTTGTTGTTGGGTTAATATATAGCCCTATAAATACAAATTACCAATACACTTCTTTTATTCCTGTCATCCAGCGTGACACGGTGTATGTCCATAAAATTACATCGCTTACCATTGAAGGTAAGGAGGAAAAGAAAGAAATAGACGAAAGCGCCTATGGATCTCGCAGCTACGGTTGGGAGGTGCGCAAGTTATCAGGCGAACAACTTAGGCAAACATTGGAAGGTAGAGGATTTCGAAACCTTGTAAAAGTTGACCGGGCAAAACTTCGCAGAATATACCTTGCATATTGCTATGAAAGTATGTTAATGAATGTACATCATTTAACAGATTTCCCAATATCAATGATTTATTCTTTCTTTATTATCGAGGCAACCTCACAAGGTATTGAAACAGAACTATGGCGCAAGCACGCCAACGCTGGAGGAGTTAAGGCATTGAAAGGATATGATTACGTAACATACAGAACACGCGAAGTCATAAGAGGTAAAAACAAGTATATCAGGGCAAAGTTCATGAAAGCAGAATCAACCGAACAAGGTATGGAACTTTGGGCTGGCGTTTTGAACTCTGGAAGATACGCAGCTTGCAAGAAGGCAAATTACAAGTTAAAAGGCATTAAGTTGTACGAAAGTATTTGTAAATGCGTGTATAAATCAGGGTACCACACCGACACAGATTACAAATTTCGCGCATCATTAATGGCTGAATACTGGCAGATAAAAAGGGATAATTTTCCCTTGAAAAAAGAATACAATCAATTTTAAGTTTTTTTTTAAATATTTGTGTAAATATTTTTTTGTTTCATAATTTGTTTTTATATTTACATATCGAAACAAACAAACGATATTTCACCACTTAAAAAACAACAAAATGACAACTTTAAATTACTCAGCACCAAAAAACGAATTAAGATTAGCTTTAAAATCTTTAATGAATGTAAAGAATATAAAGCCAGTTATCTACAAAAAAACTGCTAAGAAATTCATTGCCGAAAATGGCATTGAGTTACAAGATGCGCCTTTAGTTATTGTAAAAAATGGTATTTACTACCACCTTAACCACACTTCATATACTTCCAGAGGAAGAAAATTTGAAAGTGCCTGGTACGCGCCAATAGTTGACGTACAGGAAGAACTTGCACCAATAAGCGTTAAGGAAGTATTTAACTCAATCAACTTTATTAACCCAACAAAAAATCATGTAAGTTCAGTTGGCTCTTATGTAAGCGAAGCAAGATTAGATGCAATAGCTACAAAGGTAAGCGAAATCAAATCTTATCTTTCTGAAGGATCTTTGGCCTATAATATTCTAACAAGTCAATCAACTTATACTGACAAACAACTTTGGGTAATTGCTTACGCTTTATTAAAAACTGATTACCGTCCATCTGCAACGGCTAAAAAATCTAACAAAGAAGAATTGCCAACACGCCGTTTAAAATATATCGACGGCAAATTTTCAGTTGAAGAAATTGTTTACGCTTAATAATTGTTTTATAGGGCAGTCACCCAAGCTGCCCTATTTTTTAACAACTAAAAAACCAAAATCATGACAGAAAATCAAGCAAAAAAAGCATCTGATATTTTGCAAAAAATTCTTGAATATAGAGAATCAATTCATTATTTAACATTTAGCGAAACGCATAGCATACATTTTAGTAAGCTACATAATATAAATAATTTTATTCTTCTTGACAAAGAAATTGTAAATGAAATAGTGAATCATTCTATTTTTACTTTAAAAGAAAAGGTATTAACACTAACTAAACAACTTGAAAATTTATAAACCAATGACACCAAAAGAAAAAGCAAAAGAATTAATAGATAGTTTCCGACATCACACAAGACCTTATAATGAAAATTATAATTATATAGATTATACAGAAGAACATGTAAATGATTGGGAATCTTATTATTCTGCTATCAACTGTGCATTAATTGCAGCTGATGAAATAATTGAAATAATTCATAGCGAAGGAACATTAATAAGTTATGGCTATTGGAATGATGTTAAACAAGAATTATTAAACTTAAAAGAAAACAAAGTAATTACTCAAAAAGATAAACCTAAACAATTTTATCCAAATAACTTTGAATTACCAAAATTTGCAACAAAAGACTTTAATGACTTGGCTTCCAATTTTTTTGGAGGTAAACCTAATAAGTAAATAAAATAAGGCTAAAATGGAAAAGAATTTCACTAACACTCAATTCAAATGGACGTTCGAAAGCATATCGGATAACATACCTACTATTATGCTGATAACCATTCTTTTGACGTATGGCATAAATGCCTACCTGACTGCAATATTTTTACCCTTAGATTTTTGGTTAGCTATCATAGCAGCCTCAATCTTGCAATTAGGACGATTTGCAGTCGTTTTTATGGACTTTTTAAACCCAACTAAGGGTAGAAGCACTTACCCACCTAAAATAGCATTAGGAGCGACTATTGTGGCTTTAATAGAAATATTTTTTGGATTACAGGAACAATACGAAGGTGGCGAATTTATAACCATGTTTTTATTTGTTGGCACAATCGTTGTATTTGGATATTTACTTGAAATAAACTTTGTTGACAAGGGTGTTGAGGCATACGGTATTAATGAGCCAAAAGTAATCAAAAGAAGAAGAAGGAAGCCAATTGCAAAAAAAGTCAATGAAGATACGCCAAAACAAAGTAGCGGTTATGTAACTTCGTTTCAAACGATATCAATTTGAGAACATATATCGGAGTTGACCCAGCAATAAGAATAAACGGAATGGCGGCTTGCATCATTCAAGGAAACAAAGAGGTAAGATTCACGAAATATAAAAGATTCGTGGATTTTATCCTCGATGTTCCAAACTGGAAAAAATACGAACACCCTGTTGTATTGGTAGAAGATTCAAGCCTTCAGAATATAACTTTTAATAATTCCATTAACCGAGCAATCCTTTCCCGTATGTCCAGAAACGTTGGCATGAACCAAGCGGCTTCAAGAATAGCTTACGAATGGATAAAGGAAAATGAATTTGAAGGATATAATATTTCACCCTTGCAAAAGGGCAGTAAATGGGGAAAGGAAATATTTATGAAAGTCTTTAAATCAGAAGGCTACAAATTTGAACCTAATTTTAAACCAGAAAAAATAAGCCAAGACGAAATCGACTGTTTTTCATTGGCATTACAAGCAAAAAAATATCAAAAACATGGAAGTAAAACCAAATGAACCAATTCATACAATAGAATATAATAATAATTATATATCTTATGGATTAACAAAACGTGAATATTTTGCAGCTATGGCAATGCAAGGATTGCTATCAGATTACGAATCAGAATCTATTGAAGATTATTCAAAGTATGCTGTACAACTTGCAGACACTTTAATTGAGGAACTAAGTAAAACAAAGACAAATGAAAAAAAGTAATGGAATCATTGATGAATTATCAATCGAAAAATGGAAGGAAATTGAAAAAATAACCTTAAATTACCCAAAGGATATAAGGTTTGCTCAAGGCACACAGGCAAAAATTGCCATGCTAAAATTCTACCTTGACCCAATCCTTCCAAATGAATCAGCGCCCATTGAATTTATGGACAAAGGTAGAATGTTAACCATTGCTTACAAAACTTATAAAGATGCAGATGGAGAGGTAATAAAGGATTTATGTATGAAAATTATAAAGAAAGTTATAAATTAAAGGAATAGGTTACGTTTGTTATTTAGTGGTGAAATCGGGGTTGGCATTTGCGCTAACCCTTTCCATTTTAAAACGTAACCCCTTGCGTCTTTGCGTAATCAACCACCGCCCGAGCATGAGACAATGCCAATGTATCTTGGAAAGCTGGGTCAAACATCATCAAGGCGTCCTTGTAATTGGTAAAGAACCCGTTTTCAGATAACACGGCTGGCATACTTGTTTGGCTCAGGACAAAGAAATTTGCCTCTTTATCTGGGTCATTGTCAATGGTATCCATTCGATAAACCCATTTAGGAAAAGCCTCTTTTACTTCATTAAAAAGAAACTCCGCATAAATGTCTGCCTTCGTTTGTCCAATGGAAGTAAACACTTCAAAACCCCTTGCCGTTGGCGTTGCCGCGTTTCCGTGTATGCTTAAAAACAAAGAAGCTTGGTAATTACTTGCTGCCATGTTTGCTTTTAATACTCGTTTGTTAAGGCTTATATCAATCACAGGGTCATACACATTTATAACCGACATTCCCCAATCCTTTAAATACTGCTCTATCTTTGCCGCAACTTCACGGTTAAACAAGCCTTCAAAAAACCAGCCGTACCCGTGGAACTTTGCGTTATTATGCTGGAAGCATTTAGATGGGTATGTGGTGTAATTATAAGGTAATTTTTTCTTTGTGTCAATGCCTCCATGCCCAGCATCGAGAAATACACAAAATTGATTTGCTTTCATATTTTTATAATTTTAAAGGGAGGCATAACTCAATATACCTCCCTGAAGCCGCATAAGGTAGCGAATCGTCTGCGCCTATAATTTAAACCCGATAAGGGAAAAAGCTGCGGAAATTATGGAAAATTTAGGCGGTAAAGTAACCGAAATCTCTTTTCCTGCACATTCGCGCGAAGTCTGCTTAATCTTGTTCCAAATAATTTGAGCAAGTTGAACGTATTCGCGCCATGTAAATTTTACCTTATTGCCTTCAAGATGAACGTTTATTTCACTTGCAAGTTCGGCAAAATTCATTGAATAACAAGCCACGTCACCTAAAGGACTTTTAATTGTGTCTGCGCTTTTTAAAGCTTCTTTTAAATTTGTTTGCATTTTATTTTGTTTTAACGTCTAAAAAATCTTAAAATTAATGTTCCAATATTTACACCAGTCATCGACTTTATATTTTCTGCAATGCTATAAAGTTCAGTTGTGGCAATCGTAAAGGCAACCATGTATGTAATGTTTAAAGGTAATGAAAAAGTATTTCTTGCACCCTCAAAAATCATAATGCCAACAAAGTAAACAACTACTTTCTGCGATGTACGATATAATCCTTTGCTTGTTATCCTTTCGCCTCTTTTGTTTGCCGCCAAGATTCCTGTAACGGTATCAGCAAAAACAACGAACACTGTAAACAAAAGGAAGCCCTTGATTGGTATAAAAAACGATGCAACAAAGCCGCAACACACCGCAAAAGCGATGCCATCATAGCCAAGTTTTAAAATATTTAATATTATTGCTTTCATTGTTTTAATTTTTTAAGGATTAATTTATTATCCAAGTCCTTAAACGACTTTTCATTTGTTTTATACATAACAAATCTATATCCAGTATTTGGATAATTTGCAATGATGCCATAAGTATCTGCAACGGCAATAAATGGCTTATTAATACTTTCGCCAATTTTAATTCTTAACTCATTATTCTTGTTAAAAAATATTTCAGCCCCAGCAAGAACCTTTGTTCCATTGGCAACGGCATTGTAATTGCCTATCCAAAATGAAGCGTATAAATTAGAAAGGTATGTAAAACTACTTTCAACTTTACCGTTAACCATGCTTTTGTCAAGTTTATACAAAGAATTTAAAAACTTGTTACGGTTTTCGTAAATGTTAAAAGCATCTGTCATTTTCCTGGCCTCATCTACAATGTCATTCAAGATGTAATAATAAATAGCAGACGAATCTTCAAACAATTTAATTTGCACATCTTGATTTGCATATACTTTTTTTACACTCCATAATGTATCATCGGAAAAAACCTTTGTAATAATAACAGTATCCTGTGCCAAAGCAAAGGAAGGAAATAAGGACAAAAGGATTAATATTTTTTTCATGTTTAGTTTTTTTTAAAAATTTCTTGATATAACCCACCATTTACTACCATCAGATTGTACTGTCATAGATTTTCCGTAGTCTAATTGAGTAATTGTAGTGTTTGTTTTAATATAAGGCAAATTTGTTGTAAATCCAAGAAAATAATCAACATCACTTACATTAATTATATTTATAATTCTATTTGTGTGACTTGCTGGACTTCCTAAAAAATCAGTTGACCCACCACCAGTAGTTACTCCAGTATACTCAAAAATATAGGTAATAACATCTGAAGGTATTTGATTAAAAAAACCACCTGTTCCTGACTCTTTTTTTATTTTACCTTTTAATCCGCCATCTATAACTGTGTTACCTGCAAATGTTGCTGTACTTGAAACACCTAATGTACCAACAATATCAAGCGTCTTTGAAGGCGCATTTGTTCCAATGCCCACGCGGTCTGTTGAGGCATCTACAAAAACCATGTTTGCATTTCCATCACTTTCAATCCTTGTGTCAAAGTCGCCTGAGCCTTCGTTTAATACAGTAGCATTGTTTACGGTGAGTGCGCCAGTCAATGTCGTTGCGCCTGTTACCGACAAAGCCCCGTACATTTGTATGTCTCTATTATAATCTATATTAAACGCTAATTGTTCTGCATTTGGATTTCGTCTTGTATAAAAAGAATAACCCCCTTCGGTTCCACCGACAGTGCTTGTTCTAAATTCAAGGTTTGAAGTAGCTGACGGTAAAACAATTTCTTTTCTTATACTTCCTGTTGTATTAAATCTTATTCTTTCAGCTGTGTTATTATCAGCGCCTTGTAAAGTTAAAACACCTTCAGTAGATGAATTTATAACATTTAAGCCTGCAAATGTTCCTGTTGTCCCATTTAACGCACCTGTCAAAGTTCCGCCAGTCAATGGTAAATAAGTTAAAGCTGCAATACCCGAACGCAAGTAATTTGTAAGCATCGAAGAGGTATCACTTGTTAAAACTGCTGCAGTTGTATCTCTCCATAAACCACCAGAATAATACAAGGAAGCCTTGTCAACTGGTGAAGAAACAGCCAAATCATGAAGCTCGTTTAATTTATATCCTGAAGCATAACGAATGGCTATTGTTCCATTATTTGAAGAAGAGTTAATACAAAAGCCGATAGGCATATCAATATTAGGTGCAACAGGCTCAACGTCTGTCCAAACACCAGCCGTAGTTGGCGAAGGATAAAGAATAGCCCCAGCCGCAAAGGTATCTGTGTTAACTTGCCTAATTTTGCCAAATGAAATAACATAACCGTCTTCACCGTCACTTAAATCATGTGCCGTAATACCAAGTAAATATTTAGCATCTATTGTCCCGTTAGCTATGAATTTTAATACAGATATACGTCCACTTGTTCCAACTGTTCCTGAAGCATAAACAAGGCTATTTTTAGTAATAGTTGAACCTGTTTGATTTTTTACAAGCCAAAAGTTTTTGAACCCTAATTCATTTGGCACTTGGTCATACATACCTAAAACCACTGTACCTAATTCATAATCCCACCGCATTTTAGCCGTGTCCACGTTATTTGGCGAAACACTTGTTTTAAAAAATAATGAATCTATGGGTTGGGCAAAAGCACCGCCACCTACTTGATTCCAAACATTCGAAGTAAAATCAAATGAGTATATTTTTAGGTTACCGGTGTCAAGAATAACCCAGGCGTTTTGATTTGATACAGGTTGAATAGATGCAGTATCTGAAATTGAACCTCTCCAAACCAACCCGTCAGCCGTAGTCTGGTAACCTAACCTTTGTTTGTTTCCTGTGTTTGGGTACTGGGCAAAAAGGTTAATCGAAAGGAATAAAAAAAGAATTGAAGGCATATTTTTTTTGCCTCCAATCCTCTTAATTAAACTACTCCCGACTTTGATTAAAACCTCCTGAATAAGAATCTCACCTACTTTCCCTAACGTTTTTAAAAAACGCCTTTCTTTTTTTATTTTTTCCATTATAAAACTATTCCTAAAGTATTATAAATGTCTGTAATTTCTTCATCTTCATTGCAAGTTGCCTCATGACAACCAATAGCACTTGGAACAAAGCCTGTGAATGCTAAAGCAGATGCACATAAATAATCTTTAATCCTTTTCTTTTTAACGTCCAACCTTTGCAACAAGGTATCTTGATAAAATTTCAAACCATCAACGCCCACGTTTTGCCCGTATTCGTTATCCAAAGTATATAAGCCATTTGTACCAAGTTGCATAACCATGTAAGGCGATGCCTCATATAACACGGCATTGGCGCAAAAGGATTTTAATTGATTATCCCATAACTCTTGATAAGCGGTTGATGTAAACGCGGTTGAATTTCCTTTGTCTGCCACTAAGGCATCGTAAAAAGTCAAACCAATGGCTGGAACAATCCAACGATACTCTGCATCTTGAATATGTGGGCTTATAAGTGACTTATCAAGTCTTATATCTGCTGGCGTTGGTCTTGCAACCCCTCCTGCTATTACTTCACTCGGTTGTATTAATTGGCTCATTTGTTGGGGTTGTTATTTCGACGGGTGCGTAACCCAATATTTCTCTCTTTTCATTTATCGAAAGGTTTTCTTCCACCTTAATTTCACCCATAAATGAAACAGGTAAAGTGTTTGAAATACCAAACGAAACGTCTTTAAACGCTGGATTATAAGCGCCAATTTCTTGTAAGAATGGATTTATAATCTTTGATAACATCAAGTTTTGACGCGGCTTTATAACCGTGTTTTGCAAGTATTCCATTTCTTGCCTTATCTGCTGATTACTTCCAAGTTGTCCACTTGTAGCAAAACCAGCTAATGACTTGCTCCACCTATTAGCCACTACAATAGCTGAGGCTGCAAGGTTTTGAAGGTTTAAAAATTCGCCTTCATTTTCTTTTGAGGTTGGAATCCAATTTGCCTTTAATTTTTCATCTCTTAAAACCTGAACGAATAATTTATGGTTATTACCCATTCCCGTAAACTTTGATTCAATACCTTGAACAAGTTTCTTTGCCTCATCTGAACTCATAGAGCCAAAAAATTGTAACAAGCCTGAAGGCATGAAACCATTTTCAAATTTGCTTGTATTAAAGCGCTGAATTCTATATTCAATCTCAGCCCACATTTTCGCACCTATCCACTCAGGTAAGCCAAAGTAAAAGTAACCAGCCGCGTATTGCTTTACATGGATAATTGAACGCTGCGTTCCATCTTCAAAATCTTTAAACTCTGGGTAAATCGGTACTTCCCTGAATCCTTCTTTCTCGTAAAATGATCCATCTGTTGTAAGTGGCACTTCTTCCCAGTTATCATAAATACCAACTGACCTTATTATTTGGTCAGCCTCAGCTTTTCTGATTCCTGTATTATAAACAGGAACATGGTAAATATAAGTAAAGGGTTGATTACCAACCCTTCCCCTAACTATTTCTGCAAAGCAATTGCCAAAAGCATCATAATCAAAAGTCAATGAAGCAAGTACTTCTTGCAAATTCTGTGAATGCAAGTTAACTTGTCCAATGACTTGTTCAATTTCATTCAAAGAATCATCGGTTATTACCTCACCCTTCATCGATGTTGTAAGCAAAGTATTTGACTTTCCTTTCATAGGAATGAAGCCATCACCTACCACCATGTTAACCTTATCCTCAACAATGCGCCTAAGTGTTGGCGAATTATTTACAATAGCGATAAGGCTTTTTAAAAAGTCGTCTTTCTGGGTAAAGAATCGCACCCACTTTGCCCCTGTGAAATCAAGCCTTTCCCTTGAAGGTTCATTGAAAATATCCTCTTGTACCAACATAGTATTTGAGGTATCTAAAGTAACCGAAGCCAATAAAGGGCTTTGATTCCTTCTTAAATTTCTTTTAGCCCTGTTCGGTACTGCTTGAATCTTCTTTAATTGGCTCATAGGTTTTTTTCTCAGGAGTATAAATAACGTGTTGGCTAACAGATGTGGGGTTGGTATGATACCAACCCCTTAACTCTGCTTGTGTAAAATTACCGATAGCCTTCTTTAGTATTCCTGCCTTTCCTGTTGGGTCTGCCCCAACGTAAATCATTAACTTACTTTTTTCCCTGACTATCATATTCTATATTTTAATCAAGCGCACCCATTACGGTTTCACCATTTACAATATATCTTGCTTTGTTTGTTGTTCTACAAGAAATTGTCAATGTTTCTTGGTTGGAATCGGTAAACAATGCACCCGATAAACCTTCAGACGTGGTTAATCTTGCTGGTCTTTTCTTACCTCCAACTGTTTCAGCACCCCAAATCCAGTAATTACCGGTATTTTCAACGTGAACACAAACAAGACCGCAAGCTTGATTTGCCATGTCTTGAATCAAGTTTCTTAACTCCTGGTCACGGCAATTTATAATACCTACTAAACTTTGCTCAACGGCAACAGACAAAGTGTCTGGGTCTTGCGTAACTGTTTCCGTGAAAGCACCTGAATTGTCTCTGAATTCCACCTCGTAAAATACTGCGGCAGTTGATGACATTGTAATGGCTGTAACCGCTGCGGTTGCATTGGCTGTAAAACCAGTCACTTGATTAGCATTGGCGATATAAAGTTTACCAATACCACCTGCACAAGTTCCATCAACGCATTGATTAAGCCATCCACTTGTTATACTACTCATATTATATCTTGATTAGTAGCCTACGCTGATTAATGAATTATGGATATAATTTACACCCATTTTAAACCTTGCTTTGATATATACCTTTTCATCTTTTTGGTCATACCAAAGTTCCAATGCAGTCTCAGGACTTAACACATCCGTTGCCAAAACCTTGTTTAAAGGCGTTGTATATTCAACGTAATGAGGCTTTGTTGTTCCTAAGCCTGTAAGAATGTCATCCCATCTCCACTGAGCCACAACTGGAACACCGCGGAAAGTGAATTGCTCAACTCCATTAATTAACTGAAGTAAGCCGTAATCACCACCGCCGCCGTTTTCAATGTCTTCACGAAGTTGTGAGTAAACTGAACCAGTTACATTGAATACCTTTTGGTTAGCTGGTAATCCTTTCAACTGTAAAGGTGCTTGGTCATAAATAGCACGAAGAATTGCAAAACCATCACCAGCTGCAAGGTCACTTCCTGAACCTGTGTTAGTTCTTGGAATCAAGTCTTTTGCAACCAAATCTGGGTAATAAACAGTCCAAAATCCATCTAATGAATCGTAATTTGGATTCAATGATGACTGAGAACCGAAATAAGATAAACGGGTAATATCTTGACGAATCGCCTGTTGTGTGCGAGTAAGCAAAATATTTTCAATCAAAGTTCCCGAAACATCTGGAAGCCTTGTACCTGTTTTTAGTAACTCTTCAAAAACGGTGTCTTCAAACTCATCCCAACACATTTCAAGGTCAACCTTCATTTTCTCAACGTCGATTGACCTTTCGTAAATCTCTGTCTTACCAACTGGAGTAAAGCCGCAACCTGAGTATTTTCTTACGATGTTTTCCAAAGCTGCGACAAAAATCATTTTCTTTTTATTGGCAACATTACCAAGCACACGAAATTGTGAACGTAAATCGTCGTCAAAAAAAACTGGTTCTAAAAATATATTGTTAGCTTCAGTACCCCTGAATGCTACGTCTAATTGACTAAATTCAACTAAGGCCATTTCTTATTTTTTTTTAAATGTTAGCGTAAGTAATCGTCGCAGTCGTGTTAGTCAACACTTTTGCGTCTTCTATTGGGAATGAAAATTCTGTCTTTGAACCAGCTTTTGCGGTTGCGAAAAAGGCTTTCCAGTC